GGTGGACTATGACTCGATCTTTGATGCAGAGGACATCATTCGATTGTGGCAAGTCATGGAATCGAATCCAGATGTCGCCGCGCTTTGCCCTTTGCAAATCGGAAGGGATAAAGAAACACCTCTGTTTTCTGTCCGTGGCGAAGATGGATCTCTCCTCAAAGAAATGGGAGAAGATCATCTCTTCACAGATGCTCTCGATATGAACACCGGACACTTCGGACTCACGCTAATTCGTACTGATGCAATTCGAGAGATGAAGCGGCCATTCTTCCAAGGCATTCCAAGTCCGAACGGTGACTGGGGAGAGGGCCGCGTCGATGATGACATCTTCTTCTGGAATCGCTTGCGAGAAGCAGGAAAGCGCATCTGCCTTTGTCCTCGCGTTCGCATCGGCCATCTTCAAAATGTCGTGACATGGCCTGGGGAAGACTGTCGAGCGATCACGCAATATCTCACCGACTATCACGACAACGGGAGGCCTCGACAATGCATGACCTTCTGATGATCTTGAGGAACTGCTCAATACAAATAGATTCCGGCCGAATGGACCTTCGGCCTGGAGCGCTTGTGAATGTTCCTCCGAGCGTCGCAGAGAATCTCATCTCGAAGGGTTACGCTCGACATGCCGTGCCACCAGCGCCGCTCTTCGTGAACTCTACCGATCCGCCGAAGAAGCCGAAGAAGACAGCAAGGAGAGCCGATGGCAATCTCGACGAACAGTCTGGTCACGCTCACGACGCTCAAAGCGTTTCTCGGAATCACAACGACGACGGACGACGCGATTCTCGAAGCGACGATCGATCGGTCGAGTGACTACATTCGTCGATACTGCGCTCGGAACTTTGTCTCTGCTCGGTACTACGAGTGGAAAGACACATACGGCGCGAATCGCATTTCACTCCGCCACAATCCTGTGACGAACGTCCGATTCGTTGGTGTTGGTGGCGACAACGTGATGAGCGTCAACTCGACAATCTCGAGCGATGCTGCGGCAACGATCTCGGTCAACGACGTGCATGTGCATCTATTCCGTGTGGATTCAAACGGACAAGAGCACACGACAACTATCAACTTCTCATCTCAGGATACGACGAACGAGCTGGCCGCGCAGATCTCGGCTACGACTGGATTCACGGCATCCGCGCTGCTGAATGTAAAGACGCACTACCTTCGCAAGTTGGCTGGTCGCGATCTCAAGCAGCAGACATGCTTGCTCGAGGCACCGACGGAAGGTCTCACCGACTATACGGTCGACTACGATCGCGGCATCATTTACGGCCCGACGCTCTCGAGGTATCAGGGAATCCTTGTGGATTACACAGGCGGTTTCGATGCGGTGCCATACGACATTCAGCAGGCGACGATCGAGATGGCAACGCGCCTTTACCGAGGTCGCAAGCGAGATCCAGGCCTCGCGAGCGAAAGCCTCGGTGGCTACTCGTACTCGACGCGATCTGTTTCGGAAGTCGATGCGTCGACGAAGATGATTCTCGACGGATATCGGAGGCTCCGATGAGTATAGAAAGCCTCATCGATACATTCGGAAAGACGTTGTACATATATGCGCCGCGATATACCGACGCTTCCGATGGATCGCAAAGCAGAACCTACGACACCTATACATCGGCTGTAGGTTTCGTACAGCCGACATCGATGACGCAGATCGTGGCACAAGATCGGCTCGAGGGCCGTACAACGGCTGTGATCTACTTCAAGAGCGGAACTGGCGTAGGAGTCGATTACGAAATCAAAGACGATGTTTTCGGTGGCGCTCGTCGATGGCTTGTGATTGGTGTGACGAATCCAGCGATCCTCTATCAAACAGGAGCGCGACCAGATCTAGATATGGTTGTCGTCGACTGCATCGAGGTCACGCAGGAGGATTCACTGTGAGCGACGCGAAGGTTCGCATCGAGAAGCTGAAGATCAAGGCCAAGCTTCAAGAGGCCGCGCTTTCTGCAATGGCTGTCTCGATGATCTCTGCGTCTGCGCTGCTTCGGAAGCGACTTTCAAAGCCTGGAACTGGTCGCATCTATCGAATCGGCAAAGGCAAGAAGAACGGCAGGAATCTTCGAGAAACGGGATACCATCGCGCCTCCGCCGCGGGTCATCCGCCAGCCGTGAACACGAATCGACTTCGATCATCATGGTCGACGGAGCGTCTCGGCGTAAAACAGGATTCTTTCGCGAGCGTGAAGCAGGACACGAACAAGACAATCCTGCGGCTCGGATCGTCGGTGCCATACGCTCGGATCCTCGAGTACGGCGGAATGACTGGACGCGGCCGGAGAACCAAGATCCAAGCGCGTCCATACATTCGGCCGACGCTCCCGTTCATCGCGAAGATCGTTCCAAGGATCTTCTCTGAGGCTATCAAGCGGAGGTTCTCGACGTGAGCAAAGCCATCCTCGACGCTCTCAACTCTCGACTCGATGCCTCGGCCACTCTCGCGACGATCGTCGGATCGAAGATCTACTTGCAAGAGGGGCCGACCGATGTCAATCCGCCTCTCCTCGTATACAAGGCAACGGCGGTACGAACGACACCATATTTCGGAGCCGTCACGCGAGTCGAAATCGATCTTGATTTCATCTTTCATCTCGGCAACGTCGGCACGGCGACAGGCTACACAGCAGCAGCAGCGCTTGCGACCGCGCTTTCAACTCCGCTGACATCCGTGACTGGATACGACCGAGTGCGATTCACGCAGGTTGAGAGCGGCGTACCCTCATTCGAGGATGATTCTTGGTCGATTGTTGAGAGGTACAGAGCGATCGCGCACGACACATAAGGGAGCATCATGCCAATCGATACATACATCACAGGCAACGACGGAAACTTCTCGTATACGGTCAACAGCGTGGCGCAAACTCTGTTCAAGGTGCGCTCTTACGCAGCGAACATCAATCGCGTCGTGACAGATCAGACTGGCTTCGGTGACACCGGCAAGCGCAAGCGCCTCGGTATGCTCGATCTTACCGGAACGCTGAACGCGACGATCGGTGTGGATTCGACCGCTGGCACGACCACAACCTCGACAGCAAACATAATGATGAGTTCGCAGGACACGACATCGACGCGACCTGCTGTGACTCTCACGCTTTACGATGCGGCATCGACGAATGACGCAAAGATCACCGGAAACTGTGTGTTCTCGTCTTTCGCATTCAACAGCGATCGAAACGGCGACTCGACCGTCACCGTGAACTTTGAGAATGCAGACGGCACCGCGCCTGTCGTGACTTGGCTTGTCTGATCTATGAACATCGCGAGACCAGAGGAAGTGATGGGCCTCTTCGGCCCTTCGGATACCGACTGGATCGTTACGCTTGTGACGGTCGACGGTCGCGTTGTGAATCGAAGGATCGCGCCAGGAAGGATCGATGAAGAGACGGCAGTTCGAGCGGCGATGAACGCGAGCGAGATCTTCCTCAAGGATCTGGACTCGTACTCTGTGCGTCGCGCTGCTGATCGATCTTTGGTTACCAACGGAGATGAGTTCCTCGCGGAACTCAGAAAGAGGAAGAGATGAGTGTGGCACCGTTTCAGATTGAAGATGGCGGTCGCGTGTATCGACTGCGACCTTTGACCGTGCGCGAGCGTATGGCGCTCGTCGAGGCGCATGTGGCATACGAGCGAGAGAAGGCGCTTGCGATCGTCAAGGCTTCTGGTCTTCCTGCGCGAGATGCGCTCGCTTTTGTTGGCGACGCAGTCGACAAGGCAGAGCGCGTCTCCGCGATTGTGATGGACTGCTTCACGCTCCGAGGTGCGATGGCTGTGCTTCGTGTGGCGCTCGAGTCTGAGACGGATCTCGAGATGCTTGCTGCGAGTGTCGAGCCGGGAAGGCTTTCCGTGCTTGCTGCGAAATGCTTGAACGTCAACACCGACGAGAATCGAGACGCGGGAAACGAGTGAGCGCTTCGCCGGTGAAGCCGCGGCCGCGGGACTTCCTGAGCGAAGCGCACTTGATCGCGAGAACCGCTCCAGGCTTGGGGAACCCTCTCGATCTCACAATCGCGGAATTCGATGCTCATCTCGCTCTCGCTTGCAAAGGCGGAGAGGTCGATAGAAGACCGTGGCACCAGCGCTACGTTGAGGATCAACTCCGATGAAAGCCGGCGACATCGAAATCAACATCCTCGCGAACTACCAACAGATTGAGAAGGATCTCAAGCATGTTGAGCAGCGCGCAGAAGAAGCAGGAAGCAGAGCCGGACGCAGTTTCAAGGAAGAGTTTTCGCTGAAGAGCCAGATGCAGGCCGAGTCGATCTTGGGAAAGTTCCAAGGAATCAAAGCCGCTGAAGGCTTGGCGAGATCGATGGCTTCGTTTCTTCGATCTGACAAGTCGATCGCGGAAGCGCTCGTAGAGTCCCTCAAGAGCGTTCCGTTCGCAGGAGCGTTCGTCGATCTTGGACAAGCCATCTTCGACTCTGTGTATGAGAACACGATCGGAGCAGCAGAGGCCGCGGCGAGACAACAGGCTCGACTCGCAGAGGCGGCATATGCCGAGCAAATCGCCGCATTCGAGCAATCTGCAAAGGAAGATGTCGAAAACGAAAAGCGCGTCGCGGAGTTGCGTCAGACCTATGCGGAAGAATTTAGGCGCGGCGAGATTGAATTCGTCGAGAAGCGCATCGATACCGCGGCCGATCTTGAAGAAATCTTTCAGCGCAAGCGCAACGACATCATCGCGAAAAACGAGCGCGAGAGAACTAAGGCTCTGTATGAGACGCGATCTGAGGAAGAAGCTTCTCTTACCTATGAAATCTATGAGAAGCGAAAGCAGATCGCCCTCGAGGCGCTCGATATCGAGATGCGCGATCGTCGATCCGCCATAGATCGAGAGCAGCAACAGCAGTTGAAAGCCGCTGAAGATCTCGCCGCGAAGAAAGCCAAAGAGGAGCAGGAGATCGCGGACAAGCTTGCTGAAGAAGCCGTGAAGCGTCTCGGTGAATTGCGAGACCAGCAAGAAGAGATCGAGCAGAAGAGAGCAGACGCTTTCACAGCTGGCGTTACAAGTGCGAATACGGCGCTCGGGACTTTCACATTCGATGCGTATTCCGACGCCGACAAGAAGAGGAACGATCAAGATTCGCTTCGCCAGTTGCGTGAAATTAATCGAGCGATGACAAACCTAGGACTCACCTGATGGCTGTCGAATACATCGAACTTCAAGAGACTCGCGGATTCTCCGACAACGGCGGAAAGAAGAGCGCCTCGCGCACATTCCATGTTTGGGATGATGCTTCTGCGATCACTTCGCCGAGTGGAGTTCGAGCGACATTCGGATCTTCGCTGCCGGATATAGGTGATCTTTTTCCCGATGAGACTGTGGTCTATGCCATCTCGTATTCGATTCGTTTCGTCCCTGAGTCGCGAAATGTTTGGGAAGTCACATTCAACTACGAGAACACAGAGCCTGGCGGAAAACTTCCGCAAGAGGAAGGATATGTGCAAATCACGATCGATTACCGATCAGAGTTTCGCGACCAGTGGAGACTGAGTCCAACCATTCCCTCGAATGGAACGCAGAGCAACAACGACTGCGGCGGAACTTCAATTGACAGCGCTGGCGTTCCTCTTTCTGTACTTGTTCGGATGAGCGATATCACAATCACAGAGACGGTAAGCGCAGCGTCATTCCCTGCTCGAAGCCTTGCGATTCGTGCTGCTCGAGGCAGACGAAATCTGACGGTGTTTCAGGGAGCGCCGATCGGGCAGGTGCTATATCAAGGTGCGAACGCTTCGCGTGTCGGCCTTGAAAAGTTCTCGATCACGCACAAGTTCGCTCAGGATGAATTCTCTCACATGCTGCAAAGCCCGAAGAGAAATCAGACAGGTGAGGTGATCTACGGGCCAGACGCACAAGGGAATCAGAGAGCAACTGTGGTCACCCTCATTCAACCGTTCCCAGGCTTCGCAGACTTCAACCTTCTCAGCGAGAACTTCTGATGGCAAACGAAATCACACTCAACCTCAAGATATCTGCGTTGAAGGGAAGCCTCAACCACACCGAGAATCCTGGAACGCTGTCGGTTGATCTGACAGGACTCACGGCAATCGGTGGCGCTGCAACTGTTACAACGACGGCTGCGGCACTTGCCATGGGTAGCGTCACATCCGCGGGCTATGCGTATTTCCGAAACACAGGACCGACGAACTTCGTTGAGATCGGTACGGGAACTGGCGGTTCATTCGTTGCATTCTTGAAATTGAAGGCAGGCGAAGCCGCGATCTGCCGGCTTTCAACAAGCGCTCCGACTGCTCGAGCAAACACGGCAAGCGTTCAACTCCAATACTACATCTTGGCTGACTGATGACGCTACCACGCTTCACATCTGGCTCAATCGGTAATCTGACCTTCGCGCATTTGAACGAAGCGTTTGATCTGCTTGAGTCTTTGACAGGTTCACCTGAATTGGTGCAGGCCGCAAAGAATCGCGTAGCGTCACGGCTGATCGTCGCCAAGGTGCTTGCCAAGTCTGGTACTGGAGCCGCGGAGGTTGGATCGTTCGAGGAAGTCTCGCTCACGACTCCAACGAGTGGCGTTTATGCGACTGTTGAAGGCGGCGTAAAATCCACTGATGGGACAAACGCCTTCGCTGCTCCGATCGTGTCGCCTGTATCTGCTGTGGACACGATAGTCACGCTGCTCGCACATAGAGCAGCGAATGGTGCGCTTTGCTTTCGAGAGATTGGCACGGTCAAAGATCCAAGTGTGGTCATGCTAAAAATTCTGTCTGCTGCTGGTGGACCGACTGCGTGGACATACACCGCAAGAGTCGTGGAATGGAACAACGGATTCGTCGAAACAACCGGACAAGATGTGACAGCACGAAACGGCGCAGAATCAGCGATTGACAACACAGCATCTCGAAATATCGGTGTCGGTACGGTGCATGTTTCCGGATCGACTGCAACGCGAAATCCGATCAAGACCGGCACGATTGTTGGAGCCGCGATCAAGTACGGCAACACATATACATTCTCAATCCCGAACGGCTACTCGTTTGGATGCATATGACGCAGATCGCTACATACAACCCCACATCGATCTACGGTCGCATCTCGCGTCGAATTGTTGCTACGACTGCGAAGGCTACTGCCTCTGCCGTCTATGAGATTCCTCGGGATCGATCGCTTCGCATGACGAACATCACGATCTGCAACACCAGTAGCAGTCGCGTGACGATTCGCTTGCATCATGTCGGAGCAGGTGAGACTGCGAATGTGGGCAACGCGCTCTTCTACGATCTCGAGATGCAAGGCAACACGACGATCTCAGATGACTCGCTTCGCTTCTTCAATGCGGGTGACAAGATCTTCGCGCAGGCATCGACGGCAAGCGTTGTATCTTTCATTGTGTACGGTGAAGAGATATGAGTATTGATGCGGCATGTACTGGATGTTGCTGCTTACCAACGACTCCATGCTGTGCGTGTCAGGGTGCGGAATTCCGTAAAAGATTCACGATCGTTCAAAGACGATTAGTGACAGCCAACGGATCAATACCGCTCCTTGATTGGACAGACAGCCTCATCTTGAATGTTCTGGCGAGGAAGACATCTGCGAGTTGTGCTGCCGGATTTGGAACGACGACACTGCTTGATCTTGGTTCATCATTTTCATTTGTGCAGCGATATCGAGCGTGGAGATTTGGAACTGGAAATTTCAACAATGCTGAAATCGGATATCAGCCTTCTTGCCGGCCATGCCTCACGCCGCAACTGAGATCTGACATCACGAAATCTAGCAGCGGCGGAACGATCGCTTTGAATATGGGTTGCGAAAATCTTTTGTGTACATGTCCATATGTATTGAGTAGCAACTACTACTGGAATCTGGGTGTCACTATGAATGCCAGTACAACAGTTGCAGGAACTCACAATGGAGTTTCGCACAATTTTTCTGCCACCTACACAAGAGCAGCGAATGTCTACACATCTGCTTCTAGTTGCTTATCTCAAGGCTCGTTTTCAAACATTGGATACCAAGCACAATCACTTGAAGCATTTCAAGTGAACAACAATCTTCCTCCGTTGCTTGCTCTAACTCCACCATTTGAAATCGATCCACCATGCGCGGAATGGAGCGGAGGACAGGTGAGCGCACCACTTGTCAGGTGTGATCTTCCGAATCAGCCTTTGACATCTGGATTCAATCTGAGTGGAAACTCTATTGACGAATGCGCCAGATACATCTGCAACTCTTCCACAACGCCACCGATCTCAGTGATATACACATGTGACTGTCTTCCATATTCCGGCAATAATTCTGACGGTCTGTATCAATATCAAATCACAGTGAGTCAGGAGATAAGCGTTGCAGATCTCTAAATGCATCCTTCTCATCGATGGTGCGTGTATGCATCCGAGGATTCACGGCGACACAACGCCGGAGAAGTGTGCTGCTTGCTCTGAATACTCAGGGCCGAGCCGAGGTATCGGAGACACGATTCACAACATCGCAGAGAAGACGGGGATTTCAACAGTTGTGAAATTCGTTTCTGATGCCACAGGGAAAGATTGCGGATGTGCCAAGCGTCGCGCCGCGTTGAACGAGGCTCTTCCGTTCACCGATAAGACACAGCAGGAGTAACGATGGCACTTACCTACGACGGATCAGGTGGTCTCTTCACGCGTCTCGGTGCGCTGATCTACATGATGGATCAAGTGCGTACACATCAAGCGAATCTGAAGACGCTGCTCGCGAATGTGCAAGCGGAATATTCCTCGACTGATGCGTGGATGATCGATGTCCTTTCGGGTGGCATTGAGTCACGCATTGCGGAAGCCGGAAACATCCTCTTTGATGTACAAGCAGCAGCACAGAAGACTGTCATCGAGATGTGCTTTGCTGAAGCGAATACCTCGGGTGCAACCAATACGATGATCCGCAAGGACATCAACGATGCGCTCATTTGGTTGATCCGGCAGATGGATACAGATGTAGAGTCCATCGACGGTACAACAATCACGAAGTCGAGCCTTGTTGTCGGTGGCTCGAACAATGGCAACGGCAAGTTTTATTATCTGTTTGAAGCGCCGAACATCCTTCTTTCAAGTACGGCGGACTGGCCGAACATCCGCACAGAGCAACTCGAAGCGCGATGCGTTCAAGATGGAACGAACGGCGCGATCTCTCGAGGCGCGGAAATCTTCGAGATCCGCGGACAGCCGGCATATGCGAATCTCGATTACCGATTCCCTGCCGGAAGTGGTACGCGCATGATGCTCGCGACTACCTGTGCTTCGATCGACAACGGAGCACCAGGACAGAACATCTTGTTCAACTCTGATCTCGAAGACCAGACATCCAATCTTCCCGACAACTGGACACTCGTGAGCGGAACGGCTGGTACTGAGTTTCTCACCGAAACGACGGCAGCGAATCTTTATCGTGGTGCGAAGAGCCTGAAGCTCGCCGTGACTGGGTCTACATTCAAGATCAAGCAGCAACTCGGCGCGTTTGCTGGAACGCTCGGACGCATTACGCCGGATCGACCGTACCTCATCACAGTCGCGATCAAGAAAGACACGACGGCAACTGGAACACTCCGGCTCTCAGTGCAAGATGCCTCGAACAACATCATCGACGGCGGAAACTTTGTTTTCTCGCAATCGATTGCATCGACCACAACTTCATTCGTGCAGTACAGCGCGACTCTGCGATCTCCTCGCGTCGTGCCGAGCGAGTTGTATTTTGTGATCGAGACAACAAGCGCCATCGCTACCGACGCCGTCTACATTGACGAGATCACATTCAGCGAGATGACACCCATCGCACCAGGTGGGCCGGCCATCGCGATCGTCGCAGGCTCGAGCGACTGGGCCGCGGATGATTTCGCGAGGTACAACTTCACGAACAACAATGAAGGAAAGTTTGCAGAAGCATTCGATCGCTTCTTTGACATGTACGGCAAGGGTTTGTCTATCCCTGCAAATTATGTCTCGGCCGAAACGATTTCCGATTCGCTGATCGCTTGATGAGCGCAGCGAGGATGGCTCCTCGCGCTTGACCGACGAGAAAGCGAAGATCGTCCTCCTCGCAAAGATCAAACGCCAGCGTGTACAGATCGAACGACATCCAAGAGATCTCGAGGATGTGCACGGCTCTCGCGGCATCGCGTCGAGACTCATGCAATCTCAGAGTATGCAAGATTTCCGCGACATGAGCGCGAACGCGCTTCGCTGCGAGTTTCTGCGGAATTTCAGAAAATTCTGCTGCCATCTCGACGATCGGTCGATATAGTGTGTCTGAAATCGGACACGAAGTCCGAAAAGGAGACCATATGACACAGAATATCGTACTCGCATCGTCTGCGAGTGAATCATCCGCGATCTCGTTGGCTCAAGCCGGCACGAAGGCGCTCGAAGCCTACATCGCAGCAGGCGACATCGGCAAACTTGACGCGGGCCAGCGCATCGCCTTGTACAAGGCCGTTTGCGATTCGCTCGGCCTGAATCCGTTGACTCAACCGTTTGAGTATCTCCGCCTCTCCGGCGGCGTCCAACTCTATGCGAAGAAGTCTGCGACCGAGCAACTTCGCCAGATCCACGGCGTTTCGGTTCTCGCGCTCGAGCAGGAAATGAGAGGAGACATCCTCTGCATGACGGCTCGAGTTCGTGACCGCTCAGGCCGCGAAGACATCGCAACTGGTGCCGTCAACCTCAAGGGCCTCGCGGGCGAGGCGCTCGCCAACGCTTACATGAAGTGCGAGACGAAATCCAAGCGCCGAGCAACGCTCTCGATCTGCGGACTCGCGATGCTCGACGAGACGGAGATCGACTCGATCGCCGGAGCGAAGCCGATCACGGTGGAGGAGTTCCACCGAGCGGAACAGCCAAATACATCCAAATCCCGTCAGGATCGCCGCAGAGACACCGAAGAACTTCTCTCGCCTGTTCCGCAATCAGAGCGCTCGAAGGCCGCAGAAACGATCCCTGCCGCCTTGGAAGTCGTCACGATTGACCCAGACGCGAAGATCGCGACTCTCGAGAACAAGCGCGGCCGCGTCTGGCGGGTCGACCAGAAGGGATGCGATAAGCCGTTTGCCATTCTCGACGAGCGGGTGGCATCTGGCCTCGAGGCGAATCAGGCGTTCGGTCTGGCATCGCGTGTGCGAATCGAGACAGTCGGATCGAAGGCCATCATCGTTGAGATCTTGGAGGAGCAATGAGCGCCGAGATTCCAGGATCTGTGAGCCTTCGCGAGCAACTCGGCATCGAGCAGGAAGATCCGAAGATCTTCAAGCCGATCACGCTCGAGGAATCGATGGAGGCCGCGAAGGTCGTCGCCGCCGACACTACCATCGATGATGATCTCCGACCCTGCATCGAGATCGGAATCATCCTTGATCTCATGCCAGCGCACCTCACTCCGAGAAAAGAGAGGATCGCGAGAGCGATGAATATCTCTGCGCGTACGGTTCGTCGTCGAGAGTTAGACTGGGAACTTCTCGATCCGCTTCAGCGATTCGATCTGGTGAGGAACGCGCTTCGCGTTGTCATCACGGGACGAGCGCGGAAAGCATGGATCGGAAACTAGCGACGGTGAATCTTTGCCTCGCGGCCGTCGGGTTGGAAAACTCAGCGGCCGTTTTTCTTTTTCTGAATTCCCAAGTTTTTCCCTCTTTACAAGTTGATCTTTCCCCCCTAAAACCCCCCTATCTGATCGGCCCTCAGAACTGCGTTTGGTGTGCTGTGTGGCTGACTCCCTACATGTAACTCCTTCTCTCTTCTCCTTCGTGGTTCGCAGGTTTGAGAAGACACGACGGACTCAGTTCGGAGAGAGAGAAGATGAATTGCGAATGTTCCGCGACATGAAGTCGCGAGAAAGAGACACCGTATGAATCTTGATCCGATGATGAAGAGCGACCTCGCGAACTTTGCGATCATGGCGAAGCGCCATTTCCGCGGAGACTGGGATGATGCCCTTTGGAAGCTTGCGCTTCCGCGTATCGCTGCGGAGCCTCGCGAGATCGCGATGAGAGCGCTCGACGAATACGCTCTTCAATGGAGCGGCCCTCGAGCGCGATTTATTCCCTCGAAGTTCTTTCAGATCCTCGCGCAGGTTCGAGATCAGATGGAAGGCGCTCGATCTGCTGAGCGTCGAATCGCAGACTCAACAGCTCGCATGATGGCACTCGACGAGAACGCGAGAGCCGTCGAGGCTGACTGGCTTGAGCGCCGTCGAGAGATCGAGATCGCGAATCCGCTGCATGTCGGCGAAGCCATCGATTTCCTGCGCTCGGTGGGTTGGGGAAATCCTCCCCAAGATTTCGCCGCGTGGAGTAAAGCGTGGATCTTGGCCGTGAGCGATCTGGTGACAGGTCGCGATTGTCCGGCCCTCGATCCAGAGACGGGATCATTCGTCGCGAACGTTGGCGACGGCGGCTCGTTCCGAGCCGGTCGCATGCTGAATCCAGTCTCTCCGCGTGAGTTCTACCGAAGGGCCGGAAAGGCCGCGCCGATCGCTTTGGGGACGCTCGAGCGCTGAGGATGGCTCGTACGGCCCCCCGTGGGGGAGGGGCCGTACGGGCATTTCTAGCGTGTTCGGTATCCGTAAGGTACTGATAACAGGAATCTCAACAATATTCGCGGAATATCAAAGACATCGCTTGATTCCGCCGATCATGTTGCTATCTTCTGTGTATCACCCGAGGCAAGAAGCCTCAGAAGGAGACAGCCATGTTCATGACTCAAACCGAAGTGGATGCCGTTCAGAAGTACGTCGCGATGAGCCGCGATCGAGTCGCGCTCGGTTCAATGGGTGACAACCTCGACCGAGATGCGTATCGCGAGGCTCGTGAGATCGCCGAACTTGCTTGCCGAAATACAACCAAGCGAAACGAGGAACTTTACCAAGTCTGGCTCGCTTGCAGCGATGAAGGTCGGAAGCAGATGGAGGCCGATGTTGAATCAGGCGAGTACGCCAAGCGAATGAACTACGTCGACTTCTGGCACGACGTTATGAAGTATCTCAAGTGACGGCTCGGAACGGGGGAGCCTCGCGAGAGGCTCCCCGACTCCGCGCCGTTGCGGAATTCAACCGCGGCAAGATGCCGCAGAACTGGAGACACCTGTGAACAATCGAACCGACATCGTAACTCTCGCCGACTACGAGGCGACCGCGCTTCGCTTCATCGCGAACGCTTTCGAGGCGCTCGAGCAGGAAACCGCGCTCGGTCGCGAGCAAGCCCGACTCTTTAGCGATCGCGTCATGGATCTCATCAAGATGCACCCGCGGCTCAACGTGCACGGCGGAATCGTGCGCGAGCGCTGGCTTGATCTTCAGAAGGCTCGATACTCGTTCACGCTTCCGACAATCAACGTCGAGATCGCGAAGGTGGAGCAATGACGATCCTCATCCTCTCATCTCTCCTCGCGATCGCGCCACCGGCGGGAACCGATACTCGCGCGATCCTCGATGCGATCCGCACGGTCGAGACTGGCGGCGAGCGTGATCCGGACAACGCCGTCGGCGACGGCGGAGATGCGCTCGGCGCGTACCAGATCCATCGCGCCTATTGGCTCGACGCTACGGAGAAAGATCCGGCGCTCCGTGCGCTCGGATACGAGTCGGTGACGGATCGCGCCGTCGCCGAGCGCGTCGTCATCGCATATCTCACGCGATACGCGCCCAACTGGAAACTCGACACCGTCGCTCGAATCCATAACGGAGGCCCGAAAGGCCATCTCAGAAACAGCACCAAGGCATACGCCGCGAAAGTCGCGAAGGCCGCGAAGGAGGCACGATGACACAGACGCTCTACCAGATCGCAGACGATCTCCGTGCGCTCGAGCAGGACGGGATGATCGAGATCCCGGCACACTTCGCGAAGTCCGGCCGTCCAGAGATCATCCGCCGGAGCTCGATCGGAGGCTCGCGATGAAGCGACGAAAGAACTCGAAGAAGCTCGACCGGATGATGAAAGATCCGGTCTTCATGCCGAGACCGGAGACGGAATCCGATCGCGAGAAGTGGAAGACGCTCTCCCCGTTCGCGACCGCGTCTCGTCGAATCGTCTCCGCGCTCGCGTATCAGGAAGTCGCGCTCGCGGAACTCGGTCCGGATCTCGTCGAGCGAACAAAGGCGAACGGATCGCTCCGCGACCTCGCGCGTCGATCCGGACTTTCCCCGACCTATCTCTCTCTCATCCAAAGACGCGAGAAGACGATCTCTCCGGAATCGTTCGTTCATCTTGTAAAACTGCTCTTCGAGATGAATGGAGGATCGCGATGAGTACGCTCTATGAAATCTCGGATGATCTCCGAGCGCTCGAGGCGCTGCTCGTCGAAGCAGATGGCGATATCTCGTCGCCGCAAGCGGCCGAAGCGATCGCGGCTTGGGAGCAGGAACTATCGACGAATCTCGCAGAGAAGGTCGACCGATACTGCTCGCTCATCTCAGAGATCGAGGTCCGCGCTGCCGCTCGCACCGCCGAGGCCGAACGGCTCCGCGAGCTTGCGAAGATCGACGATCGTGCCGCGCTCGCGCTCCGCGAGCGGCTCAAATTCGTCTTCGAGTCACGATCGCTTCCAACCATGCAGACCGAGCGCTTCCGCGTCTCTCTGGCTCGGAACGGCGGCAAAGCTCCTCTCGACATTCGCGTCGGGCCAGACGAGCTCCCCGCGTGGGCCGTCAAGCGGAAGACGGTCGTCGAGACGGACAAGGACGCGATCCGCGCTCGGCTCGAGGCTGGCGAGACGCTCCCATTCGCAAACCTTATGGAGCGAGGCTCACGCCTCGTCATCAAGTGAGCAGAGATCATCACGCACACACGGCCATGATGCGAGCTAAGCGCAAAGAGAGAGCGGCGATCGTCAAAGTCAATCGCAAGAAATATCTCTCGAAATGTGTCGCTCGAGGAATGGAATCGATTCTTCAGCGCGTCACAGCAGAGACCGAGGATGAATTTCACGCGATGAAATGGCTTCGCGACACGCTCGAGGATAGGATGTCCAAGCTGTCCGCGCAGGACGCGCCGTCTCCGCAGCGCTCCGAGGGAGGAGAGAGCCAGTCTCTCTCCTCTCTTGGGGAGGAGGCACAATGAAACAGCAACGACACCCACGAAGAGGCCGACTGATCCGCGAGATGAAGGCCGACGACGCTGATCGCATCTATATCGAGCGTGACGGAGTCACACTCGGCTCGGTTCGAGTGATCGAAATCAACAATACCGACTGTCGAATCGCGTTCGAGTTCGATCGCGATATTCGCATCGCACGGAAGGAGGCGGAGTCATGCTAGGCGCGGCAATGATGCGAGCGGCGAACGCCAGCGCACACAATGAGATGATCGAGAGGACGCAACGCATCGCATCGCTCGTCACTCCAACGGCGTGGGAGATCGCGAAGCAAACGCATCCACTCACGAGCGAATCGGAAATGATTCGAGTCACTGCGACCATCGCAGTCGGTATCGCTCGAGAGATTCGAGAACTCGCCGCGCAAAAGGAGGAGCGATGAGCGATGAATATAAGTCGGAATGGGAGCGCCGAAAGTCGTTCATCCGCGACGGTTTCCCGATGCCACATTGCGGAGGGAAGAGATACACGATGCCGGAGGACATCGCAGAGGAACTCAAGGTACGAGCGGCGATCGAGCAGGTTGAAGGTACGGTGTTCGAGCGAGCCGCGGTCGAGATCATTCGCCTTCGCGCTGAGCGCGAAGAACTCCAGAAATGGAAGGACGCGCACAACACCTTCTGGCGCGACCGAGCGGAACGCCGCGACGCCATGCGCGAGAACGGAGACGGCATTGACTGGAAGCATCGCTGCTTGTGCGCCGAGGCCAAACTCGCGACATACAAGCGAGCCTATGCGCGATCATGCTGCAAGGATCTCTACTCGTCCGGCGCGCGATGGAAGACGCGACCGAATCCCATGCGAGACGACGGTGTTTTCGTCGAGGAGGCCTGCGACCCCGGAAAGAACCGGACCCACTTCCCATTCCCGCACCAGTTCGAGCACGACGTCGCGAACGAGATCGTCGAACTCCTCAACCGAGCGACCGATGATCGAGAGAGGGAGGAGCGATGAGCGACAAGGCATACCGACGTCGCGATCTCGAGCCGCCGCCACCGAACTCTCTCTTCTCTCCTCTCGCTCGCACCAGCGATCCAGAGACATCCAAGAGGGCCGCGAGATCTCTCGACGCGAACGGACATCTCGAGGCGCTCACCGCGATCTTCCGCGAAGCCGGTTCTCAGGGATTGACAGCTGAAGAGGCTGGAGACCGTGCAGGATTCGACGGCGCTTGGAAGCGCTGCTCAGATCTTCTCCGGCTCGGAGTGATCGTCCCAACAGGAAGAACGCGAACGGCTCGATCGGGCCGAGCGCAACGTGTGATGTGCATCAAGGAGGCACTATGAAAGAGGAACTTGAGGAAGTCATGCGTCTGGTGTGTGCCGTTCGCGAGGTCGTCAAAGACATGCGCTTTCACGAAGACGATCGTGATCCAGACTCCGAGCATTCGTTCTGTATCGATGCTTTGAACAAGGCGGCGACGAAGTTGGAATTCATGCGAAAGAAAGAGGAACAGCGATGAGCAAGAAGAATCTGGAAGTTGATGATCGTATGGACGTGATCCTTCGCGAGGCGCTTGGTAGCGCTGTGCGCGTGGCATACAAGTTTCAAAGCACGGACAGAGAAGTCGCGCTCCTGGATAAATTGGTATCGATTCTTGCAGTCGATCCGAAATGGGTCGCGTTCAAAGACGAGTACAAGGTACAGGTGCAAAACGAAGCAGTCGAAATCATTGCGAAGTTGAAAGACAATCACACTCGCATGTCTGAGGAAGCCGCTCTTGAGCGTGATCGATACAAGAAGGCAACAGAGGAAAAGCAAAAGCTTCTCAAGGAATGGGAAGAGGCGAGTCCGCTTCTTCGTGAGATGCGATCGATGCTCGGCTTGTTGTACGAGACTTTCAGCGATGCGAAAAGCAAGAAAGACTTTGAGATCATCACCGAATGCCAGAGAGCCATCTTCCTCAAGTATCTCGAACACATGGGAAAAAACGCATGAGCCGTGACATCGTGAATCGGCTTCGCTTGTGGGCTGACTGGCTTCACGACCGCTGCCCTGATACCGCAGTGATGAGCGATCTTCGCGACGCCGCCGACGAGATCGAGCGGTTGCGCGCCGAGCGCGACGAGGCGAGGAGAAAAATCTGCAAGATTGAATCGGAAGCAATTTGCGATCCGCCACGCAGTCCGCAGAAATACGCAATCCTCATGGGATGGGACTGCTTCAAGCAGAACACCGATGAATGACCACGACATCGTGGCGCGGCTGCGCCTGTACGCCGAGTCGCAGAAGCAAACAAGATCAATGGTGCTAGGTTTGCTGTTGAGCGACGCCGCCGACGAAATCGAGCGGCTACGCGAACTATCCGGCGAAGCCGGAAAGTTGCGCGAGGAACGCGACGAGATTTCAAGCTGATTCTTGCCGATAGAGTCGGCATGGGTTCACTATCGCGACAGAAAGGGAAGCGCGTCGAGCGAGAGGCCGCGAAGGCCGTCTCCTCGGCGCTTTCAATTGAGGCGCGACGATCTGTGCAGTTCTGCGGGAGGGCCGGAGACGCAGACCTGCAAACGACTCTTGAAGGTGTTCACTTCGAGGTGAAAGCGAGGGCCGCACATTCGACCCTCCGATTCATGGAACAAGCCGAGGAAGACGCTAAGGAAGGCGAGATTCCCGTAGTGCTGCTCCGTGAAGACGGCGACACGAGATTTTTCGTGCTCGTCGAGCTCACACACATCCGCACTCTGGCCGCAAAGATCGCACGAATAGGGGAACTACCCTAGGAGGCTGGTTTGACTCGCAAGGCCGCAAGTCGACTTCAACGCCCGAATGTCGTCGTGTTAGATGTGGATCACGACGAAGAAAACAACAAAGACCCGATCTGGTTTCTCCTCAGATCCGACGCGCACCATGATGCTGTGGGAGCAGATCGAGAGCTCGAGGATCGCCACCTCAAGCAAGCCAAAGCGCTCGGTGCGTACATACTCGACATCGGCGACATGTTCGACTGTATGCAAGGTCGGTACGACAAGCGAGCGGATCGCTCCGCCCTGCGCGAGGAGTATCAGCACGGGCCGTATCTCGACCGGCTCGTCGATGTCGCGTATGAGCGGTATCTACCCTACGCGGATCGATGGCTTCTCATGTCTCCTGGAAACCACGAAACATCGGTCGCGAAGCACAACGACACCAACTTGACCGAGCGTCTATACGCTCGCCTCAAGCCACACGCGCCGCTCCTCCAGATGGGAACGTATCAAGGGTTCGTGCGGATCCGAGTGCGAAGACAGAAGGTCAGGAGAGGAAGCGTCACGATTGCATACCATCATGGGTTCGGCGGATCGGCTCCCGTCACTCGCGGCGTTATTCAATCGAACCGGATGGCGATCTCCTATCCTGACGCGGAGATTGTGTGGAGCGGACACACACACACGGAGTTCTATCTTTCCCTCGCTCGTATACGGCTCAACTCCGAAGACGTAGTCACTCGAGACGAGCAGATACACATCAAGTCGCCAGGCTACAAGGAAGACACGCTCAAGGGCGAAGGCTGGGCCGTCGAGAAGGGTTTCATGCCGCAGAGTCTTGGGGCATGGTGGCTCAAGATCGTGATCGAGGGATACACGGATCGGAAGCGAATTCGATTCGGACTGGAGCCTGCGAAATGACGAGCGACGATCCAAAGCCGGAGCCACCAAAGCCGCTCAAGGCGAGCGACATCGAAGCCGCCACGATGGATCAGCTCGCGAGGGAAGCGATCGAGACAGTCGGGGCCGACGCTATCATCGTCGTGTGGACGAAGCAGCGGAAACGGAAGACGGAAATCAAGTCGACGGCCATCGGAAACATGCTCACCGTGCATGGCTTGATGCGATATGTGCGAGACAAAATCAACGACATCGAAGAGCCAGAGGTCGAGGAAGACGAAGACGATGAAGACGATGAATGACGACGACTGGATTGAGAATCCTTGGGAGGAGCCTACAATCGAGGAGGCGCGTCGAGAAACGATCGCGATCCTCGTCGGTGCATCCTGCATCATCTCGGGATCGGTGGCGCTTCTGTGGTTTGTTCTCTGGCTCCTCAACTAAGCTTTCGCGTGGGCCGTCGCGAGTTGCCTCCTCTCTCGCGGCGGCCTTTTTGATCCGCCATATAAAAAGAGAACGCGAGAGATCAAATCGACAAGCCGATTTACTTCGCATGGCAGATGAAAAGCGCAGTGGCCTCACAACGGCCATCGGTATCGGGCAGATCGCGACCATGATCGTCGGGTTCTCGACGCTTGTGTATTCGCTCGGGTTGAAATCCGCAGCGATCGACGAGGCGAGAACGGACATCGACAAGCTCGCATCGACGGTCAATGATCTTGCAAGAGCGCAAGCAAGCGCAGCAGTCACCGACGCGACACACGCGAAGACTCTCGAGGACATTCAACGACGGCTCGAAATGATCGAGCGGAGGTTCAAGTGAAACGGATCATTACGTATACGAACGTGACGGCACAGCGAGTCGACGCGAATGCTCAACTCGGAGATCTTCGACGGATCATCGCCGTCACTGGCGGCACGGCCGTCACAATCGGACTTGAGAGCGGAATGTCGCCAGTCGTGACCGTTCCTGCGAATACCGCGCTCGACATCGGTGAAACTGATCTCTCAAAGTTGCATGTGACCGCGTCTGGCGCAGGAGTCACCATCGCACTCATCGTGGATTGAACATGAAGACGATCCTCAACGTATTCGCGACTCCGGCTCCCGCTCTCGCTTTGAGCGGAAGTCGCACCGGAGATCTTCGCCGCGTGAAGGTGTATCCGCAGTCGGCGAACGCATATGTCGGACTCAACGTCGCGCACAGTCCTCGAATCGAAGTCCCCGCCGGAGCGTGGAAGGATCTCGGCGAAGTTGACATCTCGTCTTTCTTCATCGCGTCGGCGAGTATCGACACCATAGAAATCATCATCGATTGAAAGGGAATCACATGATCTCGAAGGCATCTTGGAAGACTACGACAACCGGCATCCTCGCGATTGTTGTCGCGCTCTCTGGCGCACTCAAAGCAGAACTCGACGGCGACCCTGTGACGGTCGCAGACTGGGGCGCAGTGGCGGCGGCAGTCATGGCCGGAGTTGGCCTGATCTTCGCTCGAGACGCGAAGGTCTCCTCGCAGCAAGAAGGCATCCGATGACGCAGAAGCTCGAGAACCTGCTTGCCGCGAATCTCGAACTACGCGCTCGCATGGCTCGGGCCGAATCTGTATCCGAGAGGATACGAGTGATCTCGGATGCTCCGATGTATTCGTTCTGGACTGAAGTCAAAGACGAACTCAAGCAAGCCGCAGATACCATCGAGCGACTTGAAGCACGAATCCGAGCGCTCGAGGGCGAAGATGCTTGAAAGAATTCTTCTCGCTTTCGCGACGGCCATCATCGGCTTCCTTGAGCGACGCGCCGAGCAAAGCACAAAGGCTACAGATGCAAAATCAGATCGCGCTCTTCTTACTCGCGCTGCAATTCGTCTTCGCAGGATGCGCACCAAGAACCGTCCTCGTCCCTGAATCTGCTCCGATGCGCGTCGGCCCAGATGTGAAGGCGTTCGTCTACACGTCGGAAGGATCACAATGGGTTCTCAGCGGGAATCGCGTTGAGATCCCAGAGGGTTGGTATCTCGTACCTCCGTCATTCGTTGATGCGCTCGAGGAAGAGGCCGATCGTGAAGGCTAGAAGCCGACTGATGCATCCTCTCGACGTGCCGTGCGATCGCATCGCGAAATGGCTCACGACCGGAGAGGTCGCAGCGAGGCTCGGAATCAGCAAGAATCACGCGGCACGGCTCATCGATCAAGGCATCATCTTGGGAGTCCGCATCCCCGAGTCCCTGCATCGTCGCGTTCATCCAGACGTGCTTGCGGAGTTCGAGCGTACCAAAGGCTACAAGCGAGCGAGAGGCGAATGATTCAAACCTACCCCGTCGAGCGCGATCGTTTCAATCCGAAGACGACTGTCTTCATGCATTCGGATTTCGCCGTCGCAGCGCCATTCTCAACGGCGGTATCTGGTTCTGGAGCAGCGGTCGGTTTCGTGACCGCAGCGATTTCAGAGTTGAACCGTTTCGGATACGCGACATTCACGCAAGGCACAACGACAACAGGAAGAGCGAGTATCGGCACCGTGAATGCTGACTCGATCATCTTCAACAATGGCACGGCGACGCTTCGAGCAGCGATCAAAACACCGACGAGCTTGAGCGACGGCACAAATCGATACTCGATTCAAGTCGGTTTCTCGAATTCGTTCACGGCCTTTGTTCCGAGCATCGCTGCGACATTTCGATATCGCGACAACAACAACTCTGGCAAGTGGGATATCTACTGCTCAGAGAACACAGCGGGGAACTCCTCGGCCGATACGGGAATCACCGTCGCCGCGAACACTTGGTATACGCTTGAGATTCGCCTCGCGAGGAGCGGAGGGCCAGTTCAGTTCTATATCAACGGATCTCACGTTGGAACGATCAGCGGAGCGACGGTGCCGACTGGCACAGCGAATCCGCTCGGCATCTTCTGTGGCACCGTCAAGTCGCTCGGAACAACAGCTCGAATTATGTACGGTGATTTCCTCACGTTTGAGCAGGAGGTGTCGCGATGAAATGGGCCGTCGTGAATGAGAAGAACGTCGTTATCGAAATCGTCGAGGCCGACATCAAGCCAGCGTCGGCCGTTCGCATCGACGATCTGCCGTGTCGCGTTGGCCTTCAATGGACTGGCTGGGATTTCGCTCCGCAGCGATTCACGGCGTTTGAGTTCCTGCAACGGTTCACCGATGCAGAGTTGGAACTTGTGCGATCTCGGGCCGCGATTGACGCGACGTGCTGGCGCTTCCTGACGCTTGCTCAGGCGGCGCAGGAAGTGGATACAGGCGACCCGATGACGATCGCGGGGATGGACTACCTCGTTACGATCGCTCTCTTGACGAGTGCGCGGCGAGATGAAATCATGGTCGCATAGGAGACATCATGGAACTAGAGGAACTGAGAAGCTATTCGCAAGCAAGGCAAGATCTTTTCGCGTGGCTTTGTCGCGGACAATCGAAGAGCGGATCCTTCGTCGATCTCGGAGCAGGCCATCCAGTCAATGGAAGCAACACGAAGTTTCTTGAGGAGGTGGGGTGGCGCGGAATCCTCGCGGACATCGCGACATTCGATCAACTGGTCAAAGAGCGCAGCGAAGACAACGAGATCTTCGGAGATGCATTCGATTCGGATCTTGATGTGACTTTGCTCGAGATGGCTAGCAAGAGCTCAGGCAAGATCGACTTTCTTTCTCTTGATCTTGAGCCTCCAACGCTCACGCTTCAAAGGCTTGTGACGCTCCCTCTCGATCGCGTGAAGTTCGCCGTCGCATGCGTCGAGCACGATCTGTATCGAGGCAACGAGCACATCCGAGCAGCGATGCGCGGCATCATGGAGAGCCGTGGATATTTATGCGTCGCGCACGATGTGCATATGCTTGGCTACACGGCAAGCCTTGTGAATCTCGTTCCGGTCGAGGACTGGTGGATTCATCCTGATTTCGTGAACGCTCGCAACGCGAGGCAGATCGCGAAGGCGCTGATTCAAGGGTACGAAGCCGAGTGCGTCGAGCAAATCGAGTTTCTCGAGCGTGCAAAGGCACAGCCAGAAACGGATCTCGAGGAGGATGTCGCGTGAAAGTGGAAACAGTCGCCATCGAGTCTTTGACTTTCGATCCTGCGAACGTGCGAAAGCACGACGAGAAGAATCTCGCGGCGATCAAGGCGAGCCTCAATCGCTTCGGCCAGCAGAAGCCGATCGTCGTCGACGCGAGCGGTGTCGTCCGCGCCGGAAACGGAACGCTCGCCGCAGCGAAAGCGCTCGGATGGAAAGAGATTCGCATCGTGCGCTCTCCTCTCTCCGGAAGCGAAGCTACGGCCTACGCGATCGCGGACAACCGGACCTCCGAGCTTGCCGAGTGGGACGATGATGTCCTCTCGCAGACGCTTGCGGCACTTCAGATCGAGGACGAGGAACTAGCCGCGTCCACGGGATACTCAACCGATGAACTTGAGAAGATGACTGGCGCATTCAGCGTCGATCCCTCTTCGGCCCCCTTACTTGAAAGCGCAGACCGTGAGCCGTTTCAGCAAATGGCTTTCATCCTGCACGATTCACAGGTCGAAGAAGTGCATCGCGCGATTGATCGAGCGAAGAGTGCAGGCATAGCAAAGCACGAAGAAAACGAGAACTCGAATGGAAACGCAATCGCCGCAATCTGCAAAGCATGGCTTGATGGCTTCGGCGCGTGAAATTAGAGTCGAGCCTATATCCGCAAAGGACGCATCAAAGATCGTCTCTTCGCTGCACTATTCAGGTCGAGCAGTTCAAAACTCCCAACTGCATCTCGGAGTTTTCCTGAATGGGAAATGCGGAGGAGCCATGCAGTTCGGCCCTAGCATCGACAAAAGAAAGATGCTCGGAATCGTCAGAGGGACGAAATGGAACGAGTTCATCGAACTGAATCGCATGGCATTCTCTGACTGGTTGCCAAGAAACTCCGAGTCGAGGGCCATCGGATATGCGATGAGATGGATTCGAAAAAAATACCCTCATCTCAAATGGGTTGTTTCGTTTGCTGATGCCACGCAATGCGGTGACGGAACTATTTATCGCGCAAGCGGTTTCATCCTCACGCAAATAAAGAGAAACAAGACGATGCTTCGAATGCCTGATGGGAGCGTCGTTGCGGACAAGACTTTGAATAACAATCCAGTCCAAAAAGTTTCATGGTGGAGGGCGAGAGGCGCGAAGCCTCTCGATGGATTCCAGCTTCGATATCTGTTTTTCTTGCATCCAGAGGAGAAGAAAAATCTTTGCTGCGCTCCGATCAATTTTTCGGAGATCGACAGGATGGGAGCGGGAATGTATAAAGGCACAAAACGCGCCGGAAGTGCTGCAAGCGGCACGACCGACTTCCAGTCGGAAGGGGGCGGTGCAACTCCGACCCCGGCGCTTTCTCACATAGAAGGATTGTCCAATGCCTCGCGGTAGACCTCGCGCCGAGATCGACTTCCGTCTCGTCCAGTCGCTCGCGCGTATCGGATGCACGATTCCCGAGATCGCAAAGATCGTCGGAGTTTCGGAGATGACGATCAAGCGTCGCGCTCGCGCCGAGATCGACAAGGGACACGACGAGATGCGGATGTCGCTTCGCCGGTGGCAATACGAGAAGGCGAAGGAAGGCTCCGTGCCGATGCTCATCTGGCTTGGGAAGCAGTACCTCGGCCAGCGTGACAAGATCGACGAGACGAGGCGCGAGGAAGTAGTCACGATTGAGCGTATCGCGCCGAAGATCGCGCTCGCGGATACCGCGTGAAGATCAAGATTCCATCTATTGAATCTGTCCTACATGCTTCGCAGCGCGAGGTATACCGAAGCCTTGCTCGATTCTCTGTGCTCGAGATTGGCCGTCGCTGGGGAAAGACAACCTTCGGTATGCAACTTGGGATCGAAACTGCCATACTTGGTAGGAAGTGTGGTTGGTTCGCTCCGTCGTACAAGTACCTTGCCGATCCAGTTCGTGAGTTCGAGCGAGCGCTTAAGCCGATTCTTACGCGACATGATCGCGTCGAGAAGCGCATGGAATTCGCCACCGGCGGATCGATTGACTTCTGGACGCTCGAGGATGTCGACTCAGGCCGCGGACGCTCGTACGATCGAATCGTCATCGATGAAGCTGGCTTCGCTCCAAATCTCCTCGAGGCATGGCGAGCGTCGATGAGACCTACCCTTGCCGATCGGAGAGGGAGCGCACTCTTCCTCGGAACTCCAAAGGGTACAGGCGATTTCCATCGTCTATTTCTTGAGGCTGAATCCGACACGTCAGGCGCTTGGAAAGCGTTTCGCATTGGCAGTGTGGCGAATCCGTTCATCGATCCCGACGAGATTCGAGACGCGAAGAGGATGCTTCCGCCGGAAATCTTTGCTCAAGAGTTCGAGGGTATTCCGGCTGAGGACGGAGGAAACCCATTCGGCCTTGATGCGATTCGCGCTTGCATCGCTCCTATCTCAACGAAGCAGGTCGAATGCTTCGGTGTTGACCTCGCGAAGTCACAGGACTGGACGGTCGTTGTTGGCCTCGATGCCGAGGGCCGTGTGTGCCATCTCGATCGGTGGCAAGCTCCATGGAACGTGACGCGAGAGAGACTCGCGAGACTCATCTCAGAGAAGCCAGCGCAGATCGATTCGACTGGCGTGGGAGATCCGATCGTCGAGGATCTTCGGAAGGTTTGCCGTCGCGTCGAAGGGTTCAAGTTCACAAGCCAGAGCAAGCAACAACTCATGGAGGGCTTGCAAATTGCGATCGCGACGGCCGAGATACGATTCCCCGACGGTTGGCTTCGCGCTGAACTTGAATCCTTTGGTTTCCGATACTCAGGAAGAAGCGTCTCGTATGAGGCTACGGTCGGTCACGATGACGGTGTGTGCGCTCTGGCGCTTGCCGTTCTCGCTCGACGCGCAAGAAGGCCGCTCGTTCTGAAGGTCATCTGATGAATCTACTCGCACGACTCAAAGCGGCATTTTCCAACGAGCGATGGATGCGCTCGACGATGACAGTCCTTCGCGGAGAGGATGCGAAGCGAGCATCTTTTTCGCAGACTGCCGCAGTAGCTGCGTATCGATCTTGGATCTACGCGGCCGCGAATCTCAATGCAGTCGCGGTCGCGTCTCAACCTCTGCGGTTGTATGTGAAGAATCGCAGCGCCGGAACGAAGCTGTGGAACACGCGCAAGGCATCGCGTCGCACGAAAGCGTATCTGAGCGGATCGCTCGAGCAGATTCCATCTCGATATGCAATGACGAAGGCCGCCGAGTACGGCGATGATTATGAGGTCGTCGAGGATTCGCATCCGATCCTTACGCTGCTGTCGAAAGTGAATCCGTATCAGAACGGATTCGATGCCGCCGTGCTTCGTGTGTTGTATGGAGAATTGACTGGAAACTCCTACCTTCATCCGGTCATCGACGAGAAGCGCGGCATTCCCGTGGAACTCTGGACGATGCCTTCTCAATATGTTGAGATCATTCCAGGACAGCAAGCAGGCGAGCCATTTATCAAAGGCTATCGATACGGTGCGACTGAAGAGCAGAAGCGTTCGAACACGTTTGAGCCAGACGAAGTCATTCACTTCAAGCGGCCGAACCCTGCGGATATCTACTACGGCATCGGTAAGGTCGAAGCCGCGTGGGGCGCGACGATGGCAAACGAAGCCGTCCATGAAATGGATACGGCATTCTTCGCGAACAAGGCGCGACCTGACTATCTCCTCGTCGTGAAGTCGCCAGCGCACGATGACGAGATCGAGCGTCTTGAGGTTGCCATCGACGAGAAGCTTCGCGGATCAAAGCGAACTGGCCGCTTCCTCACGACGACGGCGGACATCGATCTCAAGCCGCTGTCGTTCCCACCGAAGGATCTCGCGGGACGCTCGGAGATCGTGGAAGAGATCGCAGCCGTCTTCGGTGTGCCGGTCTCGATGCTCAAGGCAAACGATCCAAACCTCGCAAGCGCGACGGTTGGCTTCGCATCATGGAAGCAAACGACGATTCTTCCTCTTCTTCGCATGGATGAAGAGACGCTGAATCAGAATCTTCTTCCTCTCTTCGGAATCGAGGAGGATGCGTTCCTCGCGTACGACAACCCCGTCTCTGAGGACGAGCGCTTCGCGTTTGAGAAGTTGCGCTCGATGGTGGCTGGCGGAATCATGACCGCGAACGAAGCGCGCATGCGCGAAGGTCTCGAGCCGATCGAAGATCCGATGGCCGATGCGCTGCTCGTCAATGGACAGCCGCTCGGCGGCCCTGCTCCGATGCCACCAGTCGGCCTCGCGAATGCCGAACCCGATGGCCTTGTCGGGCCTCTCGATCAAGCGCCGGATCTCGACGATCCGCCACAAGCTACGCAGCAGAACGCAGGCTTGACCTTTGAGTTGATGGACGAGCCGCAACAGAAGGACGCGCTTTCTGATTGTGTCTCCGACAAGATCCGCAAACTTCTTGATGAAGGCTATGAGCAAGATCAAGCAGTCGCGATCGCGTACTCAATGTGCAGCGAAGGGAAGTCCCTTGAACACGCCGCATCATTCGTGCTCGATGAGTTGATGGAGACTCTGCCGACGGTCACGAAGGCTCTCGGCGACATCGACACTCGACCTCCACAGTCGGTTGCAGACAATGCGAAGCGAGCGCTTGAGGTTCGCGCACGAAAGCCGGAATCCGAGCGAGGCATGACTGCTGTCGGCATCGCTCGTGCTCGAGATCTCGCGAATCGCGTTGCGCTTTCCGAGGACACGATCCGACGCATGGTGGCGTATTTCGAGCGCCACGAATCCGACAAGGAAGGCTCGACTTGGGACGATCAAGGCAAGGGATGGCAAGCATGGAACGGTTGGGGCGGCGATGATGGCTTCGCGTGGGCGAAGCGAAAGCGCGATGAGTTTGATCGCGAGCGCGAGCGCAACGCCGAGCGAAAGAAGAAGTCATGCGGATGCTGCGCGAAGAACGGCGGCGGCGATCCGCTGGCGAAGCCATCTGAGCGCATCTCTCTTGAATCGCTGTGGACGAAAGCCATCGAGGCCGATGAAGTCGAGCCGCGCTTCATCCACACGAAGGCGAGTGAGCGAGACGCGAAGCGCGAGTTCGAGAAGATCACCAAGCAAGAAGAAGAGATCGGATCGAGCGTCTCGAAGATCTTCGATCGGCAAGTCAAAGCCGTGCTCGAGAAGATCGAAGGCGCATCGGCTCCGACGCAAGAATTGGTCACGGAAATCGAAAGCATCCTCGCATCGAAGCGATGGAACAAGCAGCTCATCGATGCGCTTCGACCGTATCTCGAGGATTCTTTGCTCGCCGGTCTCGACATCGGACGACAAACGCTCGAGAAGCTCTCTGCGCTCCCCGTGACGTTCGAGAAGCGCGGAGACGATCTTCGAGCCTATGCGCGAAGCGAATCGGTGCGCCTTGCGGATCGAGCCGCGAACTCCGTGAACGGATACACGGCAGTTCGCTTCCGAGAGATACTTGGCGAAGGTGTCGCCAACGGTGAAACAGTTCCGCAGTTGGCCGATCGCGTCAAAGAGTGGGCCAAGGCCGAAGGCGACGCAGAGCGCCAGACGAAGCGACGCGCCTTGACCATCGCTCGAACGGAATCACAGAGAGCAAGCCGACGCGCTGAAGTCGAAGCATGGAAGGCATCTGGAGTCGTGACGGGAAAGACTTGGCTTCTCGCGCCTGATCCGTGTGAGTTCTGCGAGGCCGCGTCGGAAGCGTTCTCGAACAACGCAGTCGACATCGACGGCTCTTTCTACGAGCAAGGCTCGGAGATTCAAGGCAAGGATGGAGGCACAATGGTCGCGGACTACGAATCGATCGACGGGCCTCCTTTGCATCCGAATTGCCGATGCTCGCTGATGCCGCAACTCGACGGCGAATACCAAAGCATTCTGGATGAAGCATTGGCCGAGCAAGAAGCCGAGATGGCGCTGAACCAACCATGGAGCGGAGAATGACGATCGAACTCAAGCGCAAAGCACTCGGAGCGCAACTATCGCAAACCGCAAAGGGATTCTCTGCTGTCATCACGGCAGAGACGCTCGATCGCGACGGAGAAGTTCTGATTCCGAGCGGCATGAACTCCAAGGAGTTTGAGCAGAACCCAACGCTCTTTTGGAATCACGACTACTCAGAGCCAGTCGGCACGACGACGCAACTCAAGCGCCGTGAGCGAGACATCCTCGGAGAGTTCGTCTTCGCGAAGCGACCAGATGGCTACGCAGGGGAGTTCTTCCCAGAGGTCGCCGCGGCGCTCGTGGGTCAAGGCATCGTTCGCGCCGTGTCTGTTGGATACGTCCCAGAGGACGGCGGTATTCGTCGCGCAACAGATGCAGACCGCAAGAAGTACGGCGATGCTGTGAAGACGATCTACTCGCGTTGGAAGTTGCTCGAGATCTCGCTTGCACCTTTGCAGGCGAATCCAGAAGCGCTTATCACAGCCGTCAAGAAGGGCATCGTGTCGCCTGCAGGCGCGAAGCGTTGGTTCGGTATCGAAGCACCGAAGCGCACCGTCGTTTCGATTTCGATTCCTGCGCCCTCATTCGCGCAGAAAGCCAAGCCGATTATTCAAGAGGCCGTCGCTCGCGAGATCGCTCGCGCTCGCGGCTCCATCTATCTCTGAAACCGCGGTCGCGCTCACGGCACTTCGCTTGAAACGCTTCCTAACGGGAAAAGAAGTAGATGTCACACGGAGTTTTTCAAATGAAGACGATGAATCTCGATCAGTTCAAGGCCGCGCTCGATCGCGCCGCCAAGATCAAAGGCGCTGAAGGCGTCGCGCACCAGAAGAAGTTGATTCTCGAAGGCTACATGGTCACCGATGCCGAAGGCATGATGGTTGATCCTGAGAGCCTCGATGTCGTCATCAAGGCCGCCGCGCCTGAGACTGACGCGATGAAGGAAGAAGAGAAAGAAGAGATGACCAAGAGCATCCGTCGCGAAGTCGCTTCGCGTTTGGATTCGATGCCTCGCGGTCTCTCGGTCGTTGGCAACGTCGATGAGAAGCCTTGGGAAAAGGTCGCGACCTACTCGAACAAGGTCAAGAGCTTTTCATCGAAGGAGATGGCATGGAAGTTCGGCACATGGTGTCTTGCGACCATGGGTCACAAGAAGTCGCTCGACAACTGCCGCAACCACGGAATTCAGATCAAGGCACACACCGAAGGCGTGAACTCGCAAGGTGGCTTCCTTGTTCCTGACGAGATGGCTGCTGAACTTGTCACGCTTCGTGAGCAGTACGGCGTGTTCCGTCGCAACGCGAAAATCTACCGCATGGCATCCGACACGCTCCGCATCCCACGCAAGAACACCGGATTGACCGCGTACTGGGTTGGCGAAGCCATCGCAGGCACCGAGTCGACCATGGGCTTCGACTCGATCCAGCTTGTCGCCCACAAGTTGACGGCGCTCACGACCGTCTCGAACGAACTGCTCGAGGACAGCGTGATCGATCTTGCAAGCGATGTTGCGAACGAAATCGCGTACCAATTCGCCTTCAAGGAAGATGACGCAGGCTTTAACGGCGACGGCACCTCTTCTTACGGCGGCATCGTGGGCCTCAAGAATGCTCTTACGAACGCAACCTATCAGGTCGCGACTTCAAGCACGAACACAAAGGCAGGCGTGACTCGCGACGAAATCTCGAGCGCGCTCGCGATCCTTCCGCAGTGGGCCTTCCAACGCAACAACGTCAAGTTCTTCTGCAACAAGTCGACCTTCCACGCGATCTTCGAGCGCCTCGCGCAAGGCGTTGGCGGAACGACTATGGCGGAACTCTCGAACGGACTCGCGCCGCGATATCTCGGATATCCAGTCGAGTTCTCGCAGGCGATTCCGCATCCGGCAGATGACAACGGAAACGTCGCCTTCTATGTCGGAGATCTTCAGCAGGGATGCTACCTCGGAGACCGCCGAGCGACCTCGATCGCGTTCTCTGACTCGGCGCTCAATGCGTTCGAGCAAGACGAGCGCGTCGTTCGTGGCACTCAGCGCGTCGATATCGTGTGCGCCAACGTCGGCAGTTCTTCGGCCGCAGGCGCGATGGTCAAGTTCACCCTCTGATCCGAAGGAGGATCTCATTCATGCTTGCTCCTAACTTTAAGACCATCACAGTTGCTGGCG